TCAGGAACAGTTACCCCATGCTCAAGACCACCACCATCAAGACATGGCTGGATCTGTTCCCTGAGAGCACCTTTGGGCCCATGCTGTGGACACCGCCCATCACCCACCACATTCGACTGCCTGTCCGAGGTGATGCGGCTGGCATTGACTGCGAGGTCATCTTTCTGGCCCTTGACCAGCCCAAGGATGTCAGAAAGCTGCTTTCGCTGGAGCTGACCGGTGCCTGGGTGAACGAGGCAAGGGAGCTGCCCAAGGCTGTCATTGACGGATTGACCCACCGGGTTGGCCGCTATCCCACCAAGCGGGATGGCGGCGCTACCTGGCACGGCATCTGGATGGACTCCAACCCGATGGATGATGATCATTGGTGGTTTAGGATGGCTGAGAAGGAAAAGATGACTGGCCAGTTTGCGTGGAAGTTCTGGAAGCAACCTGGCGGCGTGGTGCCGGTGGAGGTCGAGGACTTGCCCGAGATGCCCGAGGCCAACGACCACATCTTTGCGTCTGGCAAGTGGTGGAAGGTCAACCCCAAGGCTGAGAATGTCCACAATCTGCCGCCCGGCTACTACCAGCAGATGCTGCTTGGCAAGAATCTGGATTGGATCCGCTGCTATGCCGGTGGTGAATACACCTATGTGCAGGAGGGCAGGCCCGTCTGGCCAGAGTATGAGGACTCGACCATGTCTGGCGACACTGAAGTTGACCCCAATGTGCCCATCCAGGTGGGGCTTGACTTTGGATTGACCCCTGCGGCCACGATTGGCCAGCGCTTGCCCAATGGCCGGTGGCTGATTCATCAAGAAATCGTCACCTTTGACATGGGGCTGGAGCGTTTTGGCCACCAACTGCTGGCCGAGCTCAACCAGCGCTACCCCAGCCACCAGGTCATGGTCTGGGGCGACCCTGCTGGCATGGCCAGAGACACCATATATGAGGTCACCGCCTTTGATTACCTCAAAACACTGGGGCTACGGGCCCAGCCCACGGCCAGCAATGACTTCAAGGTGCGCCGCGAGGCCTCGGCAGCGCCCATGCAGCGACTGATCACCGGCAAGCCTGGGCTCATCATCAACCGCGACTGCAAACTGCTGCGCAAAGCGCTGGCCGGTGGCTATCACTTCAAGCGTATCGCTGTCGGGGCTGGCCAAGAGCGCTTTCGGGACGCACCAAACAAGAACGAGCACTCGCACATTGGCGACTCATTCGGTTATTTGATGCTGGGCGGCGGCGAGTACAACCGGATGACCCGCACCCACCAGCTCGGCGGCAGACCCATGGGCCAGGCCAGCGCTGGGACTGACTTTGATGTGTTTGCCTGAGTAAATATCAGGTAGATATACAGTCATTGTTGCTTGTACAGAATTCATTAGAATCTTTTGATATGAGCACAGCCATCATTGAATTGCCAAGAGAACATCTGCCTGCGCCGATTGCGCGGCAGAAGATCATGGCCATTCAAAGGGCTTGCCAAGGATTGCCTGATGGCCAGCGGATGGATGAATCACCGCCACTGAAGCACTGGCTGTCGCCGGGCATCTATGCGCGTGAGATCCATCTGCCTGCTGGCACTGTGGTGGTGGGCAAGATCCACAGGCACCGCCACTTCAACATCATCAGCAAGGGCAGCATCAGTTGCTACACCGAGTTTGGGCTGGAGACACATACCGCGCCTGCCTCATTCATCTCGGAGCCGGGCACTAAGCGGGTAGTCCATACGCATGAAGATGCGATCTGGACAACGATTCACCCAAACCCGACAAATGAAACAGATCTGGCCACGCTTGAAGAGATGTTCACCGCACTTGAGTATGTTGAGCTCGGCATGGAAGTTTATGACCACAAGGAGATCGCTTAATGACTTATTTTATTTCGGGTGCAATTCTTGTAAGCACCGCTGTCACAGCAAACCAAGCTCGCAAGTCACGCCAGCAAGCTGAGAACGATCAGCGCACCATGCTGGCCCAGCAGCAGACCGACCAAGCAGCTATGCGGCTTGAGCTGGGCAAGCAAACCGCTGAGTACGCCAAGCAGGGTGCGTCACTTGAGCAGCAAGCTGTAACAGCTCGGCAGCAGTTCGAGACAACCCAGGCCAACTACGCGACCAACAAGCTGGACATGGAGCGCAAAGCCAAAGAAGTGCAGGCTGCTGCTGATGAAGAGCGCCGCAAGGCTGCTGCCGCCGAGGCATCTGCCCTCAGAGCTCGCACCCGTGGTGGTCGCCGGTCTCTGCTGTCCGGTGAGCGCATGGATGCCGAGCTGGGCATGGCCGCAGACCTCAACAGCCCTGGCATGAGGCTGCAGTAATGGCTACGCTGCCCCAGTTCAAGCAGCGCCAACTGGCCCGGCGCAGCACATCCGACATTGAGCGGCTGGCCAAGCAGTACCAGAGCAGCGTTGATGCGCTGACCGGCGAGTACCAGACCGCATTCACCGGCTACCAAGCGGGTGTCGCTGAAAAGATGAAGCCGTTTGAGGCTCAGATGGCGACCTACAAGGAATCGCTGCTGCCGACCTATGAGGCGCAGAAGGTTGCCTACCAAACCAAGCTGGACGATTACAACAAAGTGCTGGCCGAGCTTGAGAAGAACCCGGTTACCGAAAGAACAGAGCGCGTGGTCACCGGCACAACATGGTACGGCAAAAAAGAATACGGCAATGTCACTGTTTACGACCCGAAGCCAATACCAAAATTCACCGAGACAGCTCCGGTCTTGCCTGCTGTACCGATGGCACCGGAGATCGAGCAGTTTAACGAAGGCGAGTTTGGCACCAAGCGTGCCGCAGCCGAAAGCACTTTCAAGCGAGAAGTAGGCGAGCGCAGGGCAGCTAGGGTCGGTGCCGTGTCTCGCAAGATGACCCGACCAATGTTAAGAGGAGCTGAATGATGCCTGGACACTATGACGATAAATCAAGCAAGATGAAAAACAAGGTCGCCAAGACCATGCGTGAGTACAAAGCTGGCAAGCTCAAGAGCTCCAGCGGCGACAAGGTCACAAACCAGAAGCAGGCCGTGGCCATTGCCATGTCAAAGGCAGAAAAGAAATGAAAGAAGTCTGGGACAAACCTCGGCCAAAGGATCTTGGCAAGCCAAAAGAGATGTCTTCCGCTGAGAAGCGAATGGCCATGCGCCGCGCTGCCAAGGCAGGCAGACCCTACCCCAACCTGATCGACAACATGGCTGCGGCGCGAGAAAAGAAGTGAGCAAGTACAAGGATCCAGAGGGTGGCCTGACCGAAGCCGGTCGGCGCAAGTTTGAGAGCTCTGGTGAAAGCGGCAACTTGAAACCTGGGGTCAAGGAAAAGAACCCTACCGGTCAGGCGCTGCGCCGCAAGGGATCCTTCTTGACAAGGTTCTACACCAACCCGAGTGGGCCGATGGTGGGCGAGAACGGCAAGCCAACCCGGCTGGCGCTGGCGGCAAATGCATGGGGTGAGCCCGTGCCGCGCACCGCAGCATCCGCAGCGAGGCTGGCCGCGAAGGGTCGCAACTTGCTTGAGAAGTACGAATTGCAAAAGGATTGATATGGACTACGAAAAGAGCGCTCCAGGCGGCATGCGCCTGACACCTGACCAGATTCTAAAGCGACAGGCTACGGCCCAAGCCAAGAAGGATGAGTTCCAGCAGCTCTATCAGGACGCATACGAGTTTGCCCTGCCCCAGCGCCAGCTCTATGGCGTATGGGAAGGCGGCGCTACCGGCTCCAAAAAGATGCAGCGCGTGTTTGACTCGACCGCCATCAACTCTACCCAGCGTTTTGCCAACCGCTTGCAGTCTGTGGTGTTCCCGCCCCAGCGCAAGTGGGCCAAGCTGGAGGCTGGCTCGGACATCCCGCCAGAGCGCAGGCAGCAGGCCCAGGCCGTGCTTGAGGTCTACCAAGAAAAGATGTTTACCATGCTGAACCAATCCAACTTTGACATCGCCATGGGCGAGTTCTTGCTGGATCTGGCCGTGGGCACCGCCTGCATGATGGTGCAGCCTGGTGACGATGTGTCCCCGCTCAACTTCATTCCCGTGCCGCTGTTCTTGGTGAGCTACGAGGAGGGTGCCAATGGCCAGGTGGACAATGTCTACCGCCGCATGCGCATGAAGGGTGAGTCTATTCAGCGCCAGTGGCCAGATGCCAAGATCCAAGATGACTTGGCCCGGCGTATTGAGCAAAAGCCAACCGATGACATCGAGCTGCTTGAGGCCACCATCTATGACTACAAGCGTGGCGACTATTGCTACCATGTGATCGACAAGGCCTCCAAGCAGGAGCTGGTCTATCGCCGCCGCAAGATGAGCCCGTGGGTGATCAGCCGGTACATGAAGGTGGCCGGTGAGATCTACGGCCGTGGGCCGCTGATGACCGCCCTGCCAGACATCAAGACGCTGAACAAGGTCAAGGAGCTGCTGCTCAAGAATGCATCCTTGGCCGTGGCCGGTGTATATACAGCGGCAGATGACGGAGTGCTCAACCCCAACACGGTCAAGATCGTGCCCGGTGCGATCATCCCCGTGGCCAGGAATGGCGGCACGCAAGGCCCAGCCCTGCTGGCCCTGCCCCGCTCGGGCGACTTCAACATCAGCCAGTTGGTGATCAACGACCTGTCGGGAAGCATCAAGCGCATCCTGCTGGATGAGTCGCTGCCGCCCGACAACATGAGCGCCCGGTCGGCCACCGAGATCGTAGAGCGCATGAAAGAGCTGGCCCAGAACCTTGGCTCTGCCTTTGGCCGACTGATCAACGAGACCATGATTCCGGTCACCGCCAAGATCCTTGAGGTCATGGATGAGCGCGGCCTGATCGACATGCCCCTGCGCGTCAACGGGCTGGAGGTCAAGGTCACGCCTGTCGCCCCGCTGGCGATGGCCCAGAACATGGAAGAGGTCAATTCGATCATGCAGTACATGCAGATCGCCCAGAGCTTGGGCACCGATGGCCAGCTTGTCATCAAGACCGATGTGCTGGTGGACTACCTGGCCGACAAGCTGGGCGTGCCTGCCTCTGTGCGCAACACCGCCGCCGAGCGTGCAGTGCTCATGGAAGAGATGCGCAACCAGCAGCAGCAGCAAGCCATTGGCCAAGCCATGGCCATGCAGGCCCAAGCCGGTGGCGGCATGCAAGCGCTGCCAGCCCCTGAAGGGATGCCAGTATGAGCTGGGATGAATTAGATGCCATTGGCCAGCCCAGCGATATACGCGAGGTTGACCAAAAGCGCGAGGATCTGGTCAAGCTGACTCTGCGGGTGTTCGCGTCAGAGGATGGCCAAAAGCTGCTTGAGTGGCTCAAAGACATGTATGTGAATGTGCCCATCGCCGTGCCGGGCACAGATTCCTCGCATGCCTACTTTGCCGAAGGGCAGAGGTCGGTGGTGAGGGACATTGAGGTACGGATTAACACAGCAAGGAAACTATGA